CAAATGTTAACCCAATTGCTACATTCCCTGGACAAGGTGTGACTGTGTTTGGACAAAAAACATTACAGAAAAAATCAAGTGCTCTTGATAGAATCAATGTAAGAAGACTATTAATTAGAGTTAAGAAGTTTATCGCTTCATCTTCAAGATTCCTTGTATTTGAACAAAACACAGCAGCTACAAGAAGAAGATTCTTGAATATTGTTAATCCATTCTTAGAAAATGTACAAGCTCAAAGTGGTTTAAGTGCATTTAGAGTGGTGATGGATGAAACGAATAATACACCTGACACAATTGATAGAAATCAATTAGTTGGACAATTATTCTTACAACCAACAAGAACTGCTGAGTTTGTTGTATTAGACTTTACAATACAACCTACAGGTGCTTCTTTTCCAGAGTAATAGTTAGTTAAAATAACTAAATTAAAGGGATTTATTTAAATATAAGTCCCTTTTTTTTATATTTTTAGATATTTATATATGAATTAAAGGTTTAAGTATTTTAATAGGAGAAATTAAATGGCTGAATTATTAGAACCACAAGATATTATGTTTACACCCTTTGAGCCAAAGCTCAAAAATAGATTTATTATGCAAATTGACGGAATCAATGCTTATTTAATTAAAGCTATGAATCGTCCACAAATAGACTCGGATGAGGTAGTATTAGAACATATGAATGTAACAAGATATGTTAAAGGTAAGTCAAGATGGCAACCTTTAGATATTACTTTATATGACCCAGTTGTTCCATCAGCTGCACAACAAGTGATTGAGTGGGTTAGATTACATCACGAATCAGTTACTGGTAGAGATGGATATTCTGATTTCTATAAGAAAAATATAACTTTTAATGTTTTAGGTCCTGTTGGAGATGTGGTTGAAGAATGGGAACTAAAAGGTGCGTATATTCAATCAGCTAATTTTGGTGATTTAGCGTTTGATTCATCAGACCCAGTTGAAATCACTTTAACATTAAGATATGATTACGCGATACTTAAATTCTAATAAATACTTGAACTAATATATGAGAAAACCCTTGAAATAAAAATCAAGGGTTTTTTTATTTTATATATATTTATATATGGAGATGTTAAAAATGAAAACAACATTTGACGAAATAATAGAAATAGTTTTAGAACACGAAGGTGGTTATGTGAATGACCCTGATGATGCTGGTGGTGAAACCAAGTATGGAATCGCTAAAAGATGGTATCCTGATGTGGACATTAAAAATCTTACCAAAGAACAAGCTAAGAAAATATATCATCAAGATTATTGGAGACGAGGTAAGTGTGATGAACTTCCCCCACAATTAAGACATATTTATTTTGATATGTGTGTTAATTTTGGTAGAAGAGGAGCTGTCAAGGTTTTACAACAAGCTGCTAATTCTAAAAACAAAAAGAAAATTGAAGTAGATGGTGGTTTAGGACCAGCTACATTAAACGCTGTACAATACATCTCATTAGATAGAGTAAGAGCGTATAGAGTTTTAAGATTTGCAAACATAGTTATAGATAAACCAAATCAAGAGAAATTTTGGTTAGGTTGGTTCAGAAGAGCATTGGAGGTATAAAATGTCAGAGAACAAATTCCCAAGTGAAGTAATTGATTTACCAAGTGAAGGTAGATTGTATCCAAAAGATTCACCATTATCTGAGGGTAAAATAGAAATTAAATATATGACAGCTAAAGAAGAAGACATTCTTACATCACAGAATCTTATTAAAAAAGGTTTAGTGGTTGATAAATTATTGGATTCATTGATATTAACAGAGGGTGTGAAAGCAGATGATTTAGTGTTAGGTGATAAAAATGCCGTAATGGTAGCAGCTAGAATATTAGCATATGGACCAGAATATACTTGTCAAGTAAATCACCCAACAACAGGAGCTCCATCAACTCACACATTTAATTTAGCTGAATGTCCATTTAAAAAATTACCAAGCGGTATTACAGAAAATTCATTTGAAGTAGAACTTCCAATATCTAAAAAGAAAATTAAATTCAGTTTACTTTCAGGTAAAGATGAGAGATTAATTGAGGAAGAATTAAATGCATCTAAAAAAGTTGGTGCTGTTGCTCCTGAATTAACCACAAGATTAAGATATTTAATCAAAGAGGTTGATGGTGATAGTTCTCAGACCACTATCAATACAATATCTCAAAATATTTTATCAAGAGATTCAATGTATTTAAGAGAAGAAATCAAAAAAGTAACTCCAGATATTATAATGGAACAAGAAATAGATTTAGGAGGTGAGTCCGTCAAGGTAGATATACCGATGACGGTTGGGTTTTTTTGGCCTAATTCCTGAAGATAAACCTAAACTTCACGAACAAATATTTCAATTAATGTATTATGGAGAGGGATTTAATCACTCTGATTTATATGAAATGCCCGTATATTTAAGAAATTTCTATTATCAAAAACTTCTTGATACTCGTAAAAAAGAAAATGAAGACGTTAAAAAAGCTAACCAAAAAATCAAGTCTTCAAATCCAAGATTTAAAAGATAATTTTTAACAAATTTGATATTTATATATGAATAGATACATCTAAATAGGAGAGTATTGTGTCAAAGAAAAAATCATATATGAATCATAAAAATGTTTTGTTAGAAAACAAATTACTTGATGCGTTTAAGTTTTTAGTTGGATTAAATAAATTAAAATCAAAAAGTATTTCTTCAAAAGAAAAACAAGCCTTAAAAAATCCAAAAATTCAAAAGTTACTTAAAGGATTCTACAAAGACATAGACAAAGCTAACAAACTTGCTGCTGACCTTGAAGCAAAATTAAAAAAACAAGGTTATTAAATAGAGGGTTAAGATGGCTTTAAGCACACAAGAACAAAAACAATTAAATAAAGCTTTAGAGGCATATAATAAGCTGCAAGAACAAGCTATTAAAAATGGTAGACTTGGTTCAAACCAACAAAAAGATTTTATAAAAAATCAAGAAATTATAAATAAATTAACAGAGCTTCAAACAAATAAGTCCAAACAAGGATACAAAGATATAAGTAAAACCCTTACAGATATAGGAAAGAAAAGCAGATTAAATAATATAAGTGGTAAAGATGGTTTGGGTTTACAAAAAGATGTTCTTGACTCTTTAAGCAAACAAGTAGAGAATACACAAAGATTAATATCAAAGGGTAACGATTTAAATAGTTTAGAACAAGAGATTAATGATATTGCTGGTGATATAGCCAGTGGTGCATATGATTTAACGGGTATTAAACAAACTCAATTACTATTAGATGAAAAAATAACTGAAGCAAAAGCTGCTGAAAATGATGAATTGGCTGATAATTTAGAAGGTTATAAAGGTGTTTTAGATGCTGAACAAAAGAGATTAAGGGTAAATAAAGGACTTGAAGATAGTATATCCACAGCAGATGGATTACTGGGTGGTATGGGTGGTACGATTAAAGGTTTTGTAACCAATCCATTAACCATAGCTGTCGCAGCATTATTGCAATTTGGTGCAACTCAAGAAGCTATAGCTGGACAATTTGGTGCTATGGGTGTGACAGATTTTAGAAACGAACTCGTAAGGTCACAAGCAGAATTTACAAGACTCGGTTTATCAGGTGAGGATGCACTAAAAGCAACATCAGATTTAGCAAACAATTTCGGAATTGCATTTGATGAAGCTGATGAATTATCTGGAAGTGTTGCCAGAATAGCAAAAACAACTGGTATGTCGGTAGATGAAAGTGGGAAATTAGTTGGTTTACTTGTAAAAACACAAGGGTTAACTGGTCAACAAGCTGAAGATTTATTATTATCAACAAGACAATTAGCTAAAGCTAACAATGTTGCACCTGACCAAGTATTAAAAGATGTAGCAGCTAACACTGAATTGTTTGCTAAATTCTCATCTGATGGTGGAAAGAATATTTTAGAAGCAGCTGTTCAAGCTAGAAAACTTGGATTAAATTTAGATTCAGTTGCAAAAGTAGCTGATGGATTATTGAATTTCCAAGAATCATTGAATAATGAAATAACAGCTTCCGTGATGATTGGTAGACAATTGAATTTACAAAAAGCTAGAGAATTAGCACTTAGTAATGATGTCAAAGGTGCTATGGAAGAAGTGGTTAAACAAGTTGGAAGTGAAGCTGAATTTAATAAATTGAATGCTTTAGAAAGAAAAGCATTAGCTGATGCTGTTGGATTAGAAGCATCAGAATTACAAAAAGTAGTTTCTGCATCAAAAGAACAAAAAACTTTAGCAGGTCAGATAAAAGACGCAACGGGTAAAATTGAAATACCTGAAGAAACAATGACAGCAATAGCTAGTTTAGTTGCTAATTTTAAAACTGTTGGTATTATATTAGCTGAGACAATTGGTCCAATACTCAATGGAATACTTGCTCCAGTATCTATGATAGCTGGATTTTTACAATCAATTGGTGCATTAGGTCCAACATTGATTGGTATATTTACTGCTATAAAAGTTCAATCAGTATTAAGTGCTAAAGCCGAAGCTCTTAAAGCTGCCAACATAACTGCTGGAGCTTTTGTTGGAAATCCAATTGGAGCAAGTATAGGTTTGGGTTTAGCTGCAGCTGGTGTTGCTGCAATAGCTTCTATGGTTAGAAATGTTGGAGACTTGTCTATATCAAAAGGTAGAACAATGGTATCAACAGCTGAGGGTGAAATGTTTAGATTAAGTCCAAATGATGATTTAATAGCTGCGCCAGGTATAGCCGGTGCTGTAGGTGGTGGTGGGGCTTCACAAGTCTCAGCTGCATTAGAAAACACAATAAATAATTTAAATCAAAATATTGCAGCGATGAGAAAAGATAATGAATCTTACTTTGGATTCGGTGGCTCAGTTTCTGCTGACATTGGAACTAAAGTGGAATCCAAAATAGTGTCAAACTTAAAATAATGAGAATATAAATGAGTTTATTAAAATTAAAAAGTATATTTCAAGAAGAAGCTGAATTAAGAACAGAGGACTTCATAGATAGGAGACCTTTGCATTCAAATGATTCAAGGTTTGGGTTTAATGTACCTGTAAGTGGTTTTGATTTTGAAAATAAAACATCATTGAATCCAATATTGGATACTTTTTTAATTCCTCAATCATCTTTAATAAATTTTGAACAAAAAACATATGATTCAAGAGTTCCTAAAAATGATGGTATAAAAATATCAAATATAAATCCATACAAAGGAACTGCTTTAGATAATTCAGGTGCGAATAATTTATTTATAAACACAGCTAATCTTGGAAGAGATTTAAGTTTATCAAAAGGTTATGAGGCTTTATACACAAGTGACCACAAACCTCTTCCAATATCATCCACACCAGACCCGAACAATCCATTTCAACCATTTGACTATGGTTCAAATGTTAATAGAGGAAAATTAGACATTAGAGCAAATAATTCTAATTTTAGTATATTTAGTCCGTCAAGAACACCATTGGCTGGAGTTGGTGCTTTCTTAGGATTAACAAATGATTTCGCAGGTGAACCATATATCGTTAGTTCAATTGGTAATAGAAATTCAAATAGTTTTCCAACTGCTTTTCTTACTCATACAACAAGACTTAGTAAGTATTTATCATCACCTGATGGTGTAGCATTTTCCCTTAAAGAAAACTTTCTTGCAAATAGCACAAAAGTTCAATTTCCAGTTTTAATTCAAAGAGATTCTGAATCAGCTGAGGCTGGGTTAGGTGGAATTGGAATAAATTTTGGGGTTGGTCAAAGTTCTTTAAGATTTAATGCTAGTTATTCACCACTTTCAACTGTGCGTGGTGCGGGACAATTCCGAAATCTGCCACAAGTTGTATTAGGAACATCAGGTATATTTGGTGGTGAGGGGCAAAAATATCCTAATATAGATTTTCGTCTTGAAGGCAGCGCTGGAGGCCTTATAGACCCACCAATTGATAATCCAAACAATCTTCTTAGTGGTAATGTTACACATGATATAAATAAAACATTTGGTGATGTATCTTTACCATTTGCAGCACTTGATTTTAACATTACGACTTTATTTGGAGCTGCTATTCCTAATAGTGTTAGTGATGTTAAACTTATTAGAAAACAAAGTGGTGTAGATGATGATGATAACGCTACTGGTGATAAAATGACACTAGCACGAATGGTAAAAAATGTATCAGCTCTAATTTCAGATAATGCAACAGATACTACTCAAATGCTTGGACCAGATGGTAATAAACCTAGAACAGATGATGGGGCTGAAGTTAGTAATCCAATTAAAGTTGCTATTGATTCAAGAAAAAATGGAATGCCACTTTATTTCAAAGATTTAAGAGATAATACTTATATATTTTTTAGAGCATTTATTGAAGGATTAACAGAAAACATTTCACCTAATTGGACACCAACAAATTATATAGGAAGAAGTGAACCTGTTTATACATATGAAAGAGGAGAAAGAGAAGTTTCATTTAACTTAAAATTAGTAGCACAAACAAAAGCTGAATTAGATATGATATATGATAAAATGGAAGCTTTAACTGGATTATGTTATCCTGAATATGTTAATGATGGTTATGGAAATAGAATGAAACCACCATTAACAAAATTTAGAATGGGTGAATTATATGGAAATACTAACAAAGAGGTTTTGGGATTTGTAAAATCATTAAATTATGTAG